GAACAGCGTCTTTTTCTTCGCTGAAACCGAGTTCGGTCTTGTTGAATGCAGGGGCGCGGCGGGCTTTTGCATCTTCGATACCTTTGAGGTACGCAGCGTCCTCCGCTTTTTTGATTTCATCGGCGCGCACTTGGGCGGCTTTCATTTCGGCTTCGCGGACTTCCAACGCGGCTTTTACTGCATCGGCGACGGTTTTGTTAAGGTCTTGGTCAGACATGATGTTTTTCTCCTGTGCGGACTTATCCGCTTCAAACTGTTTTAGATTTTTGATGGTTGTCACTGTGTTTCTAAATTCTGCTGGTGTCGGCGTCAGTGACGCTTCGCCAATCCACCATGATTTAATGTGATGTGATTTCCCTGCGCGTTCCCGTTTTACGAGATGGGAGATTGCGCCGCTCGACCAACCTAATTTTCCGCTTTCGGCTAGTTTGTAGACGGCTTTTTCATATTCGTCACGCAGGCTCAATTGCGCCTCGACCCAAACGCCAACGTCATCACGGCGGGCTTTCGCTTCGCCTAATTCGCGGTCGGCGAGTTGCTTGTCCATCCCATGGTCATACAGGACAGGCAAAACTTCCGGCATACGAATATTTGTTTTGACGCTGAAAAAATCGTTTGCGAGGTCGGGGTCTGCCTCGGAGGAGAACCGCACCAAGTACCCGCCGACTTTCCCGTTGCCAAGTGCTTTTACTTCGCCGCCGATTTGCACAAGGTCGGCATTATCGCGGATGTATGCGGATTTTCCAGAAATGGACGCGAAGCAAATTGCAATGGCGGCGTCTTTGTCTTTCCCGTCAGCCATCACGCTTTCCACGCATTTATCCATTTCATCCCATTGGGATTCTGGCAAATTGTCATAAGGCATTTTTATCTTTTCTCCATAGGCAACAAAAAACGCGCTTCGCCCACGACGGGCAAAACGCGCATTGCTGCCTGTTGCGTATCCTGTCCGCTCCTAGCCGTTCGGCTCTATGGCGGGGTAAGGATGTATTGAATTAATGACAGTGTACCACAAAACGCAACCGCCCGCACAATGGCGGACGGCGCGTTTCAAGGATGGCGAAACTATGCGGACAGACACCCACATTATACACTAACTGCAATACAAAGAAAACAGAAAATAAGAAACCCGATAAGCATAAGCAGATTACCGATTGCCGCCATTCCTTTGTAAAAATTCTGCGTTTTTTCGTCCATTGTTTTATCCTTTCTTTAGTAATATTTTATCAAAGTAAACTTCAAGGTTTTTATTCATCCACTTTATGAGTTCATTGAATGCGCCTTCCTGATTTTCCTCTGTCATTTCTCCTATATCTTTCCAGCCGACTAAATCCAGTTGCCTTGCCTGAAATTGCGGGTCATAAGCAAAAACGGCGGCGGGGTTATCGTTTACTATTTTCAACGGCGACAAACTGCCAACAATACGCCAGTCATTTTTCAATTTATCCGTTCTGTTTTGCTTGCCCGGCTGAATTTCTCCGCTGGCAATTTTCGCCATAACAAAACGCCTTTGCTTGTCACTGAAAAAACCGTCTACCTCTGGGTACGCACGTTTCCGCGCCACGTTTTTATAGCGCGGATATTTTTTATATTTTTCCAGCATGTACTTTGCTACAACTTCAAGCGCAACGCCTCTAATTTTTGTCGGGAGTTGCTTGATAGTCTCTCCAATGTCACCCGTGCGTAACTGCTTGCCGCTGTATGATATTTTCAGTGGTCTTTTAGCCATATTTCACCCGCTGTATTTTTTCTTTCGCATTTGGCGTGGCGCGTTTGTTTGTTATCACTAGGCTGCAATCACACTGCCAGCCGCCACACTCAAGCGCGGTATTTGGAGGCTGCTGCGGCTTCATGCCTAATTCATTCCACACACTCGCACGCGCAACAATCCCATTTAGCGCGGCGCATGTTTCGCAATGCTGTTCTGTTGCGCCTAACTGCCATTCCATTTTTGCGCCTTGCTCGGTTGCTATGTCGGCGATTGCGCGGTTGTACGCGTCATCATAGCGATTTGCCCATAATTGGGTTCTGACGTTAAACTGCTCATATCCCTTCTCCCAGTGCGACGCAATTTCAATATCAGCCGCAAAATTACTAATCCTTTCATACTCGGAAACGATAATATCCTGAATATTATCAGCGTATTGCGTTTTGACTAAATTCGGGTCTAATCCCTCATCTCGTAACGCCTCGCGATAAGCCCGCGTGATTTGCTGCTGGACAATATCCGCCAACTGGCTTTCAAACTGAAAGCGGTCAATTTTCATGGAGTACAGTTCTTTGACGCGCTTCCAAAGTTGGCGATAGTAACTGTCGTAAGTTTTCAACTCGCGCAAAATAGAATCAGGCAGGTATTTTATTACCTGCCATCTTTTATTCACAATGAGTTGAGCGATATTACTTTTCATCTTCAAGCAACTTTTCAACCATTCGCGCCAATCTAATTTCTGGCAATTCCTTCACCGCCTCCAGAAACACGGCGTCTAATTTCTTTGCGTCCGTTCCAGCATCCAGCAAGCCCGCCTTTATTTTCAACTCCAACGCGGGCGGAATGGCTTTGACCTCAAATTCGCGTTTGCGCGGACGGTCAAGGAATTTGCGCCATGCTTTCATTTCCTCGGCTATGGCGTTTTCTTCGGCGGTTGGTAGTGCCATGGGCGACGCGTCATTCTGCATGTCGTTTGGCGTGTCGGTATCGGCGGTCTGCGGTTCTTCGTCGTCCATGCCCAATGCGCGGATTTCTGCGATTTGTTCATCTGTCAGGTCATAGCCCAACATGCCAGCCGCGACAATGGCTTCATTCGGGTACGTGCTAAAGGTGGACGCAAGCGAAGCAAGCGACGCGCTCTTATCGTTTTCTTCCTGCTGAAATGCGTCAAGCGATTCGGGCAAGAATTTCATTTCCACGCCGTACCTGCTCAATAGTTGCGCGTTCAATGTATCTTCAACGCACTGGTACAACGTGACGAACAGCCCGCTTTCATACCACAGTCTGCGGTCGGTCACGCTGGTTGCGTAGTTTGCACTATTTGACAGAAACAGCGAAAGCGGGATATTGAACGCCGCGGCAATGTTTTCAATTTGCTGGCGCGTGACTTCGCTGTATACGCCTTTTAGTTCCTCCATGCCCGCGCCAAGTTTCTGCGGGACAAGGGATTTACTGTTGATAATCTTTACCACGTTGCGCCACATGCCGCGCACGAATGACGAAAGCACATTCTCGGCGCGTTCCCGCTCGGCTGCGTTTGGCACGCCATCCGCCACGGCAAACATAGGCGGGACAAAGCCGCGCTCCCCGTAGGTCTTTAGAGTCGCGTCCATCGCCGCCAGCAAGCCCGCACTTAACGCCGCGTTTGAAAGCGGGGTCACTTGCGCCGCACCAATTTCTACGGTGTCATCCGGCAACCAAAAGTAAATCATGTCATCCGGCAAAATCCGCGCCGATATGCCGTTATAACTGCGCTGAAAGTACAACAGTTCTCCCGTCGCGCTGTCAAATTGCGGGATGATAGTTTGCGGCGTGACATACCGCAAACCCACAATAGCGCGGTTTGTCGTTTCTGGCAATAGATACGCCGCTCCGCTGCAAAGCGAACCGGCGACTTTATACAACAGCGTTTGCATGTCAGCCTCCGCGCCACCCCACGCAGTAGCGGGTTCAATGACTTCATCACCTCGGCGGATTTCATACGGCAACTGACTGACAGCGTTTGCCGTCATCATTACCGCCTTATTCAGCCACGGGACAATTTTTCGCAGTTGCACCAAGTTGTCCGTGCTGCCGCTGGTTGCGGCAAGAAAGCCGTCAATGCCGCCCCACGCGGAGAAATCAATGCTTTTTTGTTCGCCGTTCTGGTACAGGATAGGGATTGTATAATTTTTCATTTCACCTCACGAAATAAGCCAAGTGTCAGCGGATATACTGCTCCACGCCATAGCCAACGCCATCACGGTATCATCATGCAACCCGTCAGGGCTGCCGTAGCGCACCAAGCCGGAAGGTAACTTCTCGGACTGGTACGCGGTCAATTCGTTTATTTGAAGTTCGTCATTCAACAGCGCAATATCGCCGCGCTCGAATGCCAACTCTAACGCCTGTATTATATTCGCCTTTGTGCTGTTGGTGGTGACAAATGGCGTGACATACATCCCCGCATTCTGCAACGCCTCAATATTCGGCTGCCCCATGCTGTTTGCCTCGGCTATGATATGCGCGTTATTGTACCGCCCTGCCAACGCTACAAGCCGCGTGCGCTGGCTGGCGTAATCGGTATCGGTCATGCGGTCAAGCGCGACTTGCTGTTTACTGCCCGCGTCCATAACGCAAAATACCGTCGCATCGTTTGACCTGCCCCAATCCACGCCGATAACGTACTGCCTGCCCTGTATGGGGTCGGCTGGTTGCAATGTGGACGCGCCACGCACGCCACGAAAGACGCCGCCGCCGTCCTCCAAGAATTGCGCCATTATTTCCTGCTGGAATGCGCGTTCTGGCATGAGCGTCTTTAGGCTGTCCAGTTCGGACGCGGGGACGTGCGGGTTACTGTATGACGACATTTGCCAATGCGCCCATTCCGCGCCCGTTTGCTGATATAGGGTCGCAAAGCCGTTCATGCCCTTGGGCGTGCCGCTGTGCCATTCATCGCCGCCGAAGTCAATCGTGGTTGGCAGTATGATGTTATTGCGTATGTCTAGTAAGTTTGCAACAAACGCCGCCTCATTGACGATGAAGCGGTGATACCGTTTGCCGCGTATGCTGTCGGGATGGTCAAGCGACCAAAATTCTACAATGCCGCCGTTTATCGTTTCAATCCGCATTTCGCTGCCGTTGGCGCGTTTGGTCACTGGCTGCAATATCTCAATCAATGCGCGGTAATCGTCAAGCGTCTGGCGGTAAACGGGGGCTGCCCATCCGACAAATTTACCCTGTATTGCCATTTCAGCGGCAAGGATTTGAAGCAGTACATTTTTTCCCCATCTGCGCCCATTGCACAAAACATTGCGCCGCTTGCGCGTTTCTAGGACGTGCAACTGTGCGCTATGCGGGGTCGGTAGATTTATTGCTGCTTTCATTTGCCGCCTTTGGCAGTGTCCAGTTTACGGTTATCTCTGTGATTTTCTCGCCGCCGCTTGTCACGTCCGTTTTGGTCGGCGCGTCAATACCAGCCAATGCCGCAAGCCGCGCCGATATTTTCAAGGCGCGGTCAATGCTTTGCAAGTCGCCCTTAAGCACGCCTCCCCACACCGCACTCCGCATGGTATCAAGCCGCTCCATTTCGAGCCGCTTCAACTCCGCCGCGCTTTCCATCGTCTTTTCGTTGAGTTCCTTCAACGCGGATACGACAAGCGCATGAGCGGCTTGTCTTGTGATTTTCAATTCGTCCGCGATTTGTTGAAACGTAAAACCACCGATGCGGCGGGCGAGTGCCTGCGCTTTGCGTTCGGCGGTGGTGGTACGTTTGGCGGTGGTCGTTCCGTTTGTTTCCATGTGTCAATTACTTTGTGTCAATTATAAATTCCAAACTTTTGCGGCTTCTTCTCGCGGTAATGCCGCGCCAATATACTCAAAAGTTGCTCTTATTCTATTAGATACTTCGGACGCTCCACTTCTTCTTTCTGCGATAAATCCTCCGCTTGCCATTGCCTTTGTATCTCTATTCGGCTTTGCTATCATTTTCCAGTTATATGATTTTGCGCGATACCGCATCATAGCGGGATGAGAAGTCTGTGACAAATAACTGTAATCCAATCCCTTGCAAACGCTCCCGATATACGCGCTCATTGCGTTCCCAATCCCAACTCCTTGATAATCAGGAAGGCAAACTGTTCTATGTTCGCGTTTTGTGTTCTTGCGCGTTGGATGCGGGAAATGCAAAACACCCGTAAATGCAACAGGTACGCCATCAAGAAAGGCGCAAAAACAAACCGCCGAAGTATTCAAAGAGGTATTCAAATAATGATGTTTCCTGAATAATTGCCAAGCGTCCGAATGTACGCGCCTGACTTCGAGATTAATTTCAGGTCGCCGAAGAGACCTCCCGCCCGCAAACTCATTAGTTGCAGGCTGATAAATCCAGTCAGGTTCTAACCACTCGGCAATATCATAATGACAAGAAACAGCAATAAACTTTTGACCTCGCGTTCTGACTGTCTTTTGAATTGCTGCGCTTCCAATTTTCGCAACCGTTCTATCAACAACGCTTGTAAATTCATCAACTACCGCCAGTTCTTTATTTTCCGCAAGCGTTCGCGCCATATTTACGCGGAATTGTTCGCCGTTGCTCAATACATGAAATGGACGCATCCACGAAGGCGGAGACGAAAAGCCGACAGACGAAAGAAGCCCGCAAATTTCTTTTATGCTCATTTCTCTCGGAAAATCATCTAAAATGCTTTTTTCTTTTGACCACTCAAAACCATTTACAATGTTTTCCCCAAATAATTCACGCGCAACGGTTGTTTTCCCGCTTCCGCTCGCGCCGACAATCAAACCAATATTCCAGTTTTCTGGAAGTTCAAAACTTACTTGCCAACTTTCCGCGCTTTTTTCGCTTGGCGGCACATCAAATATACCTTCTAGTTGCATGACGCGGGGCGTTTTTACAATGTCGCTTTGTCTTACGATATTAATGCTCGGCATTTTATTCCTTCCTGTAAAAATCTTTCAAGCATTTGAGATTGCTGTAATTCATCGTCGCAAGTAATAATAATTGCGTATTGCTCCGGTATTTCGTCCGCTTTCGTTTTTTCTATTTCTTCAACACCTAACATTTCGCGCAAATTTAGCGCATCATTATTCCAGCCTTTCAGCGCGTCCGCGTCCATCCCCCACGCCTGCAACTCGCCCGCGTTCCATCCTGCCAGCGCGTCCCAATTCCACGACCCCGTTGCGCCTGTGTGCAAGGTTATCACCATCTCGCGCCGCTCGTCATCGGTCAAGGCGCGGTCAGATACCATTGCGTCCATTTCGTATTCCGCGCCGTACACGGTGAACCATGCCGACAATCTTTGATGTCCGTCCAAAAGCGGAAAACGCCCGTTCACTTCGGGCATTAGTAAAAACGGGACAGGCTGCCCGAATTTCTTTTCTGATGCAATGATGCGCTGCGCTTGCGCCTTTGTACTCATGCGCGGGTTTTGCTCCCACGCTTGAATTTGTCCCAAGCGGACGCGAATCGGCGTCCATTTCGGTTTAGTCATACCGTCTCACTTCCAATTTCTTAAACGTCATCGTCTGCCACCGCCACACGTAAAAAACAGCGGCGTAAATAATGACAAGTGCGGTGAAAAAT